CTGCACTTTGTGGTGCAGGTCCTGATGCAGAACCGCCAGTGCCTTGTGATAAATCAGTTTGTGCCTGTTGTGCAATCTGCATTGGATCTAAAATCAATCCTGCTTCTTTCTCTTTGTCGATTTCTTTTTGCATATCTTTAATTTCATCATCAGTCAATCGGAGAACATTGCGTTGAATCCAACCCATCGAGTAGTAACGACCAACATAAGGATCAACAGAACCAAGCAAAGATAATCTCTCACGAACTAATTCTGCTTCTTTCAGTTCAGCAAAGTTATTGTCTTTGATAAAGTCAAAGTAAATGTATTGTTTAAATTCCTCGAATTCTTCTTCAGTACAAATACCTTTAAGTACGCATTGTACTCTTAACGCCTGTTCAAACAATTCAGAAAACTTTGCACGTTGACGGTCAACAAACTTAGAGAACTTAACTTCATCTCTGGTGATTTCGCCGACACGACCAAGTGAGAATCCAGATTGATTAGGATCTAATCTAGAAACTGGAACATTCAATGACTTGTATAGTTTCTTCTCAAAGTATTTAACATCTTCTAACTCGCCTAGATTCTGACCACCAGGCAGTGTAGTAATTTCAGTACCTTTGCCACCTTCTCTGCGAGGCAACCAAAAGTCTTCCATCATTGACAGATGCTTTCTATCATCTCGCACTTCACCTGTTGCAGAATCATATACAAGTTTATTCTTGTATTTGATCATAATATCACGAAGATATTGTTCTGCCTTTAACTTGGGTAAATTACCAACGTCAATGTAGAAGATTCTACGTTCTGGTGCTCGAGAGATTCTATAGATGACTGTTGCATCTTCAATCATTCTCAACTGATTGAGTGGTTTGATTGCTTTGTGTAGATAAGACAGAACAACTGCGCGTCTAGAATCCATAAGACCAGAATTGATATTCAGAATAGAATCTTTTGCGATTCTGACACCAACTGGACCATAACTAGAAGATGAACCAGATACTACTTTATCGTTGTAGATGTAGTATTCATTTACAGTAGACACAACATCAACTGCCGTAGATTTATCTTTATCTTTTTTGACTTCTCTGACTTTACGAATCTTTCTTGGATCAATATATCGAAGTGCTTTAATGCCAGATGCTGGATTTGTTTCATCAATGATCACATGATAGAAAAGGCGACCATCAACATAGAATCGACGGAACGTATCTGCTGCCATATTCTTATAGTTCAATAACTTTTGAATTACATTGAACTCTTCTTCGATTGCTTTCTTGATCTTTTCTGGTTGTTTTAGATCATCCAGAATTAGTCGAACAGATTTGCCATCATCATTTTGAATGATTGCTTCGTTGACAATATCATCGATTGCTGCCTCGATCTCTGGCTGCATCGCCATTTCACGATATCTAGAAATTAATTCAACCTCATTCTTTGCCGTGCCATCTAAATCAACATATGTACCATAGTATGCCGCGGCAGAGATAGTAAGAGCACCGTCTTCATTGGACGGAGGCGTAAATGTTTTTTGAGACTGTTCTTCCGATTCAGTCTTGTTTCTGGTTATCTGGAAACCAAATAGATTTATGGCCATACTACTCCTTCATATACAAAGAATTGGGAGACACCGTAATGTCTCCCATCAATATTAAGATGTTATACCGACTGATTCCCACCACTGATATGCTAGAGTTACTGAGAATTCTTCGATAGAATCGTTCGAACCCCAATCTAGATCAATCGGTGAAACATCGACAGGAAAGGTACCAATAAATTTATACGACTTGATAACTCGACCAATTTTGTTATACTGTTCAACTTTAGCATCTGCCGAGTAACCCGATGGTGATACTGCTGCACCATTTCTAAAGTTGGATGTGTGTGAATTGATTGCATTCATCCAACTTTCAAATCCGTTACGAATTTTGAAGTTTTCGTCATTGATAATCTGAATAGTCCAATCAGCAAAGTTTCTATTACCCGCAAACTTCAACTCGCGACCAAAGTAAAACAATGGAACAGTACCAACAGTCGAACCTGGAAGTTGTGCTGACTTGGCCAAAAAAGTTAATGCCTGACTAGTTGTAGTTGAGTCTGCCGTATAAGTTGGAAGATTCATTGTAACTTGGAACAGATTAGGGCGAGCACCATCTCCAATCAGATTCGCCCTAAATTCCCCTACGTTAAATGCCATGTTTATCTCCTATATCTTTTTATATTTATTAGACACCACCAACGATCTCGGAGAAGTTAACACCAGTTCTAACAGCAACGAAGTTCAACTGAATGAAGTTAATTGAACGTGCTGGTTTGATGTAGATATCTCCAACGAATTGGTTGTTGTCGATAACTTGCGCTGTGTTGTTTGTATCATCACACACAACTCGATAATCATAGATACCACGGCGACCTTTAATGTCACGTAGGAATGGTTCAATTAATCCAACAAACTGTGATCTAGTGAATTCATCATTGAGTTCGAACAACGAATACTTTGATGCGTTTGCGATTGCTTTCTCTAGAACAATAAACAATCTACGAACGTTGATTCTGTTGAACGCAGAAGGTTGTAGAGTCAAAGTCTTGTCACCAAACAAGAGTGTGCCTTGTCCTGGAACAGAGATGACTGGATTAACAGCAGACTGATAAAGATAATCACGTTGAGTTTTGTTTGGATTCCATGCAAGTTTAACAACGTTCTTGATACCACCACGTGAATAACCAGCAGGCGAGAACCATGGATCTCTTGTCTCATCTGTACGAACACATAGACCAGCGATATCGCCGTTTAGAGGGATCCAACGATACGTGTTGTTGTACTTGTCAAACATGTACTTCCAACCAGAATCAGCAACTGCATAAGATGTTGTGATACCTAATGATGTGAACCATGAAGCGATTAAACTCACTTCTGAACCAGAGTTGTTGACAACTGTTGATTTAGGTGGTGAAACAAACGCTACGCAATCTTTGCGAGAAGTTGCAGTATTAATGATACGTTGTTGAACAGTAGTTGATACATCACCAGAAACAAACAACGAAACATCAATCTCATCTGCATTTCCAAATAAGTCAACAGAAGAAATTAGATTTGCATCCGATGCAGTTTCATATGTTCCACCACCTAACGAATAGTTCTGAATTGTATTTGATGTTGGCATGAAATTTGTATTCGCAGCAACACGTCCAGCGTTTGCAGAGAATAAAGAAGTGTTGCCGATGTACAAGTATTTTGATTTACTTCTGATCACGTTCGAGATGAATGCAGAGGATCCATCATCATAAGCTGCATCTGATGCTAATGATAAAAATCCAAATGTTTCTAGAACTGTGTTTTTTTCGCCAGAGATTAGACCATCTTCGTCCACGACTACAATATGGATTTGATCATTTGCACCGTTAACTTTTGCTGCATACGCAGATGTGCTTGGTGCAGAAGAAAACAGTGTGCTATACTTCATATCCCATGCAGCAAAAGCTGCAGCGTTTGCAACACAAGTAACAACTTTTAATGAGTTGCCGATATCGCCAGGATAACGTGCAAGGAACATTGCGGTGTTCAAAGTTGCAGTATCGTTGATTACGATATTGTCATACGAATCTTCGTTCTTTAATTGATATCCAACTGCTGTGTTTGCTAGACCTAATGCGTTGCCTGTGTTAGCAGCAGCATTTTTAGAATTAGAACTTACTGCACGAACAACTTGGAGATTGTTACCGTATGCCAAGAAACTGGCTGCTGTAAAGAATGATGTAGCAGTGTTGCCCTGTTGAGCGTTTGCTGATGGTTCACCGAAAAAACTAACTAATTCTGTCTCGTGTGTCACGAGTTTTACTTTTCCTGCTGGACCCCACGCGAAGTCTCCAGCAAATGCACCGGCTGTAGTTGATACTGAAGGGACAACTGTGGTTAAGTCGATTTCAGAAACATTTACACCTGGAGATAATTGAAATGCCATTTTATTCTCCTTGTTTTATACTGATATAATTTGCAGTAATAATCTATGTTGTATTTATGAAACAGTAGATTTGTAGTTATAGTTCGAAAACATTCTGCATTTTGCCATACTCTTCGTTGTTTAACCACACATCACCGTCTTCCTGGATGTATGGAACGTCAAGTCCATCGTCGTATATTCCAAACGATGGAACATCATCATTAGATTGATTCAACATTTCCAATTGCATCTGCCTTCTCAGATCATGATTCACAATTTCTCTAAAGAAATTCTGAGTAGATAACCATGCAAATAGTACAAGAGTCATTACCAAGTCATCATTTGCAGTCTCTTCTGCCTTGAATGTGTTGTTTACAGAGACAAATGTTGTCAGTTGAGAAATGGTGTCGAAATCATGCACCAATAACTTATCTGATTCTATTAGAGTCTTTAGATTAGAACATCCAATTCTTTTTACAAGAGGCGACATTCTTAGACCAAGTTGAGTTCCACGATCAAAACCAGCAGAGATCGCCTGTGCTTTCTTGTTACCTGTCGCCACTTTTAACAGATTTTCATACTCTAATTCTTGATGAAGAATGTCAGCAATCTGTGGGGTATTATTTATCTCAACCAGCACATATGCATCATTGTATAGTCTGGCTGTATTATAAATGATGGTTGGATATAACATTGGCGCTATAATCGAACTATTGTATTTTGCAACTTGTTTATATGGTATCGTAGATATATCGAACACAGAGAATGCAGAAGCGTCTAGATTACGGCCTTCTGAAACGTCAACTGTGATTGCATAGATATGATCTTTATTGACCTCATCATCACCTTTAATTGGATACTCATAGATATCCAGATTCTCATGTTTTGTAATTGGATCATTATATACCATCATTCCAAGTTTAGAACCAGAGATTAATGTATTTGTCGAACCTAAAAATTCACAACTAAATTCTTGTCTAAATTGTTCTTCTGATGTATTCCTGATTGTCTCTTCTTTCCACTTCTCATCTCGACCAGGCACCATCGACCAGTGAATCTCAAACGTCTTGTATCCGTTTCGTTTATTGATAGCATCAACCCATAACTTGTAGAACAAGTTCATACCATTAGGAGTAGAAACAATAATAATCTTTGTCGTTTTACCAGATGATATAACCGGATAAACTGAGTTGAAGAACTCATGTGCAATGTTTGCAGGAACGAATGCAAACTCGTCTAGGAACACTACGTTGAATGATCCTCCACGAACTGC